GCGCCCGACTTCAGCAGATAGAACGCGCCTTGAACGATGGAAAGAAAATCAGCGACGTAAGCAGCCGAGTTGGTGACAATCTCGAAGGCGTTCGTAACGATCCTCCCCATGCCCCCGCCAGAGTTCGCAACTTGATTAAGTTTTTCTCCGACAGCCGTTAGATAGGGAGACATTGCGACGATGAGCTGGTTCGCAGCGCCTTGAATCGTTCCCTCAAGTTCCCTGAACTTCTCCCCGGCGATGGCGACTTTTGCGGAGTCGATACCATTCAAAGCGAAGCCCGTCTTTTCGGCTTCGTCACCCATCTCGCTAAGATGTTCCGCGCTTTGAGCCAGCAGCGGGATGAGTTCTGCGCCTGCCTGTTTTCCGAAGATACTTATTGCGGCATGGAGCGCAGCAGCGCGATCCTTTGCGTTGTCTATTGACCCAGCGATTTTCAGGAACGCTTGATCGGCTGAAAGTCCTACAAAGTCCTTCGCTGTTAGTCCAAGTTTGTCGAGTGCTCCCGCTGCTTCTTTTGAACCGTCGCGGGCCGCGTCGATGTTCTTTAACATCTTCGTTAGACCGCTGGTAAGCGCTTCCTGCGATACGCCTACGACCTTCGAAGCGTACTCCAAACGTCCAAGCGACAACGTGGTGATTCCCAGTGCATTCGCCAGACGGTCGTTTGCTTCAATGGCTTCGTAGGAGCTTTTGAGAAATTCGACGAATGTTTCAGCGGATAGGGAGACGCCCAGCAGCGCGCCAACTTCTAAGACACCTTCTGCGGCATGTTTGAAGCGTTCGCCGAAATGTTCCGCCTGTTCGCCTGCTTCTCTCATGCCAGCAGAGAAGCCCGATACGTTAGCGGTTATGATCGCTGCCAGCGTTGAGATTGTCGCCATTTTTCCCCCAGCTCATTACTTCTCTTATTTGCGATTCTGACAGCCCTTTTCCTCTTTTCCCGTAGTCGATTAGCAGCCCTTCAATCTTCTTCGGAGCTTTCGCGCCGGGCGTCATCGCTATGTTTGTGTAACGCTCCAGCGCGCTATTAATATCCGCCCTGCGCATCGGAGTTGGGAAATTCCGCAGATAGATAATCCACTCGCTCCATTGCTTTGAAGTCAGACCGCGAGCGCGAAAGTTATCGAGGGAGTCGTAACCCAAAAGATAATCGGGATGAGGAGCGCCACCCACGCCATAGATACAAAGCTCAAAGGCTATTTGGAGCTCGGGGTGGTCGAGGAGTTTTTTTCGTACTCGTCGCGCTCCGATTTACTGAGCCCGTTGATTTTGACGTAAGCGTCAAAAATCCGCTCCATTGCAATCGCTGACTTATCAGCCAAGGCAGGAACGTCATCGTCACTGAAAACTCGCTTGCCGTTTTCATCGACGATAATCAGCGCAGCGACGAGAGCGCGACCGTTGATGGGCGCATTACTCTTTTGGGATTTCAGGATGTACTGTTCGATAGCGTCTCGTTCTGCTGGCGATGACGATTGAATGAAAACCTTCGCTCCCCATTCCGGCACTTCGACTTCGATTTTCTTACGGTCCTGCGCAGCTAAGATTGTCTCTCTTAACCCCATTTACTCTCCCCTTTGTTTAGGCGGCTGGCTTTGCGGCCGGAGCCGGAACGGGTTTAGCCTTCGCAGCCCCTTCCGCTACTTGCGCCGCGATCTTGCTTGCTGGCATGACTCCGTGCGCTGTCTTCGAGAACGTCGCGACGATTGTTTCGCCCAGCTTATAGACGACGTTCTCACCCTTCTCAGCGACGGATACGACGATGCCGAAATCTCTTTTGATTTGTTCTACGATACTCATCGACTTCCCCCGAATTAGTTAGCAGTCCAAACGGTCGGACCTGTCGCCTGAATCTCAAACGTATAGGTGACCAGCTTATCGAGCGGAGCTTTTTCGCCGTTCTTGACGATGAAGCCGTCGAAGTCGCGGGTTGAACCGTTCGCGTAGGTAACGCGCCAAGCCTTCGTGGTTCCGACATAACCCTCCAGCGTTCCGATAAGGGTCTTATCGAACAGAATTGTTACCTTTGCTTTGCCGGGCTTTTTCCATCCCGGCTGATAAGTATGAACTTGACCAGTCGTGGTGAAATTGCTCGTCTGAATCGGTTCGACTTCGTATTCCGGCGGTTCGAACTCGATCATCTTTGTAATCGCCGTTGTCCCTGTATATGTCCCCGGAGTTGCGCCATAACCGATGGTTGCGCCGTATGCCTCTACTTCTACTGCCATTGAAAATCCCCCTCAGAAAACTGACTCAAACCGAGCGATATTGAAGCTCGAAAGTTAGCGTTTTCAGGAACACAGGTTTCGCCGTTCCTACGATTAACGCCTGCTCCACATCCGTCTCGTCAGTCAAACGACTTGGAGCGATATGGAGCTCAGTAGTAATTACCTTTACCCAGTCCAAAACCCTTTTAATTTCGCCAGCGAGCGCGACGCATTCCTTGTAGGTGTCCGCAATCGCATCTATCTCGACCGTCGCGACGGAAAAGGCGCTGGCCCCCGTATAAGTTCCGACTGGCTCATCGCCTGTTACTTGAAAGACAATGCGGGGCTGTATGTCGTCCTGACTTCCAATCATGGGACGAATGCGATCACCGCATAAGCCGTTGATAGTCGAATCACCGAATAGAATTTCCCGAATCCCCTGTTCAATCACCTTAACTTCTCCGCCTCATTCTCTATGACTTCAATTAGACGATTCTGCGCAATCGTCAGCGCCCTATCTTTTTCGCTCTCTTCTGCCTGCCTGAGAAAATGCTTCCCCTCAAATCCCGGATGTTGTCCCTTGCGAGTTTTGTATACGTGAGGTCTTGCGCCCCCTTCGACAATCGCGATGTACTTCGAGGGTTTTCTTAGGTTCCCTCGATACTCGCCTACATCCTTCGTATCAGCACCGACTATTGCAGCTGCTGTCTCCGAAGCGCGATAGAGCTTTACCTTTTTCGTAATCGACTTCTTTAGCAGCCCGGACTCCTGCGGAACGTTTCTGCGGGCCGCTCGAACGATTGGAGTACTGCCCAGCGTTACAGCCGACTTCAGCCCCTTTTCGATGACGCGCTTCGGGAGTTCTCGCATTGCTCGCTTGGCGAGTTCGAGATCCGGCAGCTCCATCCGAATGTCGTTTGCTGTCCCCACCTTCTTACCCCGCCTTCTGTTCCACCGCTTCGATGACGTACTCGATATGCCTTTCCTCGACATCCATAATCGAGCTGATATTTAAAATGCGCGGGCTCCCATCGGGCTCTTCCCAATAGAAACGCATCTCGCTTGTCAGTTCAGGAAACCACCGACAGCGAACGCGATGCGTCGTCTGAAGCTGCGCCTGCCGCGCCCAAAGGATTTCATTCGCTTTGAGCGGACTGACTTGCGCCCAAACATCCGCGATGGCGAGCCAGCTAATTTCCGCTTCCCCGATTTCGTTCGTGGTGTGGACTTGCTTCTGAAGCGTAATAGGTTTTCTCAAATCCCCCGCGTTCAAGTTACAACTCCCAGACCCTTTCCAAATTCAATAGGTCTCCGAAGGTATGCGGAACTTGTGCGGGCTGCTTCCCCATTAGAACAGCCTCGCGAGCTTCGTAGTTCAGAGCTACCCATTGCTTAATCATCAGCTTGAAGATTTCGGGTATCTCGTCTTCGAGATCGCCCCAGCCCGCTTTGAAGCGAACTTGAACAGCGTTCGGCGTCTGCATTTTGACAATGGGAAAGAACGCCCCGAGCGGAGGAATAATGACCGGCCGAGTTCCCTTCGCATCGACTTGATAGCGATTCGTCGGCAAGGTGTTCGTTGCGCCCGTTCCGTCAATCCATTTAATGAACGTAACGCTTTGAGCTGGTCGAGCTGGAAGAATTATCGTAGGCGGAAAGTAATCGAGCCAAAGATCGTACTCAGTCGTTATCAACGTTTGGCGCGTTCTCTTTTCGACGTAATCGCGCCCGACTTTCGCCAGCGCCATAACCAAATCTCTGTCGGTTCTGGTTGGAAGTCGAAGGTGGTCGATGAGCTCTTGATAGGTAACTGGCTCTTGCGCCGGAGGCGTTACGACCTCATACTTTAGAGGCGCGCTGACTCGCGTATTTTCGTCGATGACTCTGTACATTTTGAAAAGCCTCAGGAGGGCTATTCACCCTCCTGAGACGAATTGATTCTCAAATCAATTAGGTCGTGAACGATTCATCATCCGAAACGTTCGTATCGCCATACAAGGCAGCGAACGATTCAGCGTGACGAAGCTGAACATCGACATCCTGAAGCGCAACGACGCGAACGGTTCCGCTCGAACTTCCGGTATAAGGATCAACCAGAATATCCAGAGCTCCCCACATCCCGATGACGGCATCGGCGAAGTTACCGAACAGCAATGCGCTGTCAGTACCCGAACCGATGGTGCCGGAATGATTGCAGTTATTCGGAAGCGTATTGCTCGAATAAGCGGAGTACCCATTGATCGTGTTGTCGTCTTGCCAGCAGAATCCAGCACCGACAGCCGTAGAAGAACGGGGACGCGCCTTCAAGAATCCGCGCATGTTCGGAGTTGTCGCATAGACAGCACCATCAACAAGCGCGTTCGCATTCGCAACGATAGTTTCGAGCGCGACGAGATCGCTGAACTTCGGAGGACCACCGTTCGTTTCTTGGAAGCCGATTCCGGAGGTCTTCAAAATACCAGTCGGCTGATTGCTCGTTCCGGTCCCTTGGAAGGTGACCTTATCGAGTTCAACACCGATGGTGCGGAACAAATCATCCCGAACCATTGCTTCAGCATCCAAGCTCGTCTGATTGACGAACTGGCGAGAAATATCGGTGTAAGCGCCGACCGTTTTCGGCTGGAACAAAACCTGATCCAGAACTGGATTCGAGGTCGTAGGCGAGTTCGATTCACCGACCCAGTAAGCAGAGCTTGCGCTGGTCTTACGGGGCAAGGCAAGCTTACCCTGAAGCCCAGTCAAGAAACGAACACCGCACTTGCCCGAAATCATCAACGGGCGAAGAACGTCAATCAACGTGCTTTCGGTCGTTGTCATAATCGAGCCAGTGCCGGTCGTCGTATTCAAAACGCCAGTACGCTTGTAGAGGGGAAGGTCAAGCGGAAGGTAGAAACCTTGCGCATTCTTTCCCATACGCTTAGCGTATTCGGCGTTTACTTCGCCTTCGATTCCATCGAGAGGCTTGTTTTGAAGGGTCAAACTGATGGCGCGGAGCAAGGAATACTTCGAGTAATCCTTGTCATTCATGCCGATCATGTTGTTGGTGCCTTCGACCGTCTCGCGCCCGACAGAGCGCTTGAGGTCGAACTTCGAGGAAAGCTGTTCTGCCTTCTCTTCGAGCTCGATTTTCTT